AAGACCTCTCTTTATCTGTAATACAGGAGCAGCCATCTTTTCTTACACTATTTTTACTATTTATTTATTTTAAAAGGCACCACCATCCAAATCAATTTTATCATCAAGCGCAGTATCTAGTTCATTTATAATGGTGTTTGGTAATCCACCAGTAACCGCATTAGAAAGCACATTATCTGGATTTTCTGCTACAAATTTACCTGCTGCTGCATTATAAATTAACACATAGTTATCTTGAAGACCAGATACATCAACGTCTGATAAGTCTGATAGGTTAGCCACTTCTGATGCTCCTGAACCTAAAATTGCAGATACTTTAAAGTTTGCTGCTGCTTTCTGTTTTACAGAATAACTATTGGTTGAAACTGATACTTTGTAAGTCATACAGACACCGTATCGTGAACCATTGCTGTTCCTTCAAAGATTTTTACAACTTTACCAGTTGCTGAATGAGTTAAGATTACATCATAATAATTGCGTCCTGCTGTAAGTTCTGCGGTTACCGTAGAACCCATAGAGATTTTAATTTCACCAGTTGCGACTGTAATTGATGTTTGAAATGATTTAACAGATGATGCAGTGGGATGCTTACGAATTTTTGCAGTTGCTGTTTGATTGGTTAATGAATAAACAGAACTATCATTGTTTGTTACATTATAAATTGCTTCAAAATCAGTTCCCTTTTCAATTACAATATTGACCGCAGGTACGCTCATTGTTGTTTTTTAAGTATTTATGTTATACTGATTTGATTGCATATCCAATTGCATATGCTTGTGATGATGAAGACCACTGTGTTCCTGGAATTTGTGTTGGTGATGAACGACGTATATCGTCGTTTTGACCTAAATGACCACTTCCATTTCTTCCACCCACTGCCCATAAAGTTCCATCAGTTTTAAGTGCTAAACTAAAATATCCACCACCACGATTTTGGGTCAATGACCATTGGGTTCCTGGGATTTGTCTTGGTGATGAATAAACCACATTATCATTTTGTCCGATAGAACCATCTCCTTCACTGCCCCATGCCCATAAAGTATTATCAGTTTTTGTTGCTAAAATATGATAATAACCGAATGAAGCTGCACTCCATTGTGTTCCTGGTATTTGTCTTGGTGATGAATATTGTACTGTATTATTTTGTCCTAGATTTCCCCTTTGATTTCTTCCCCATGTCCATAAAGTTCCATCAGTTTTTAGTGCTCCACTAAACGTATATCCACTATATGGTCTACTCCATTGTGTTCCTGGAACTTGAACTGGTGATGAAAAATAATTGTTATTAATATTAAGTCCCAATTGTCCTTGGGCATTATAACCCCATGACCATAAAGTTCCATCAGTTTTGGTTGCAAGGGTCTCATATAAGCCACCAGCCAAATTTTCCCATTGTGTTCCTGGAATTTGTCTTGGTGATGAACGATTGGCTACATCATTTAACCCTAATCCCCCCAATCCGTTATATCCCCATGCCCATAAAGTTCCATCAGTTTTTGTTGCTAATGAATGAGCATATCCAAGACTAATAGAATTCCATGATGTTCCTGGAATTTGTACTGGTGATGAACGTGCAGTTATTGTTCCACTATCATTCAATCCTAATTTACCGTTACCATTAGATCCCCATACCCACAATGTACCATCAGTTTTTGTTGCTGCTGTGTGGTAGTAACTATCAATTTGTGCCCACTGAACACCTGGAATTTGTATTGGTGACGAACGATTTGTTATATTATTTTGTCCTAATGTTCCGTTAGAATTAGAACCCCATGCAAACAACTGCAAATACTGTGTCGCAGTTACAAAGCTATAAGTTGTAATACCAACACTTGAAGAACTTTCAAAAGTATCTTTATATGCTGCCGCAGGGAATACAACAAAATGTGTTGTACCAGCACCTAAAGCAACTGTTGGTGTGATCGTCAAAGCACCACCATTAATACTTAATGCAGAACTGGATGTTACATCAAAACTTTCAATGATTGTACCTGATGCACTTCCACTTCTGATTGTAATTGATCCTGTATTAATTTTCAGTGGTTTGTTGAATGTAACAACGATTGTTGGTACATCAGAAATATTTGTTTGCCCAATACTAGGTGAATACGTCAGTGGTTGTAAAGGACCACCAAGATTTGTAAGACCAGAACCATCACCATAGAAACTTGTCGCAGTAATGACACCTGTTGTATTCAAACTTCCTTGTGTTCCGAGACCAACATTCGCAAGTCCTGCACCACTACCATAGAATGTACCAGTAATGATACCAACAGTAATACCTGATGCATTTAATGTTGCACCAGTTCCAACTTGAATTGAATTATTTGCACCATCAATCGTAATACTTGATGATCCAACTGTTACAATTCCAGTGATCCTAGCATTTCCTGAAACATACAGTGCTGTACTTGCAGATCCAGTGTTTGCAATCGTTGTAACACCAGATACTTTTAGATCACCTGATGAATTCCATGTTGGTCCACCAGTTGTAAATGAATCCGGTCTTACTGTATTTGATGATACTGCTGATAAGCTTGTTGAACCACCTAACAGAACACCATAAAAGTCAAGACCTGTTGTTGGTGCTGTTGTGAATGTAATATTACTTCCTGATACAGTAAAGTCAGTTCCTGGATTTTGTGTAATACCACCAATGTTGATAATTAACTGATCTGCTTTGACTGGTGTAGCAGCAGAACCTGATACTGTAAGCGCAAAGGTTTGTGTTGAACCATTGAAAGAACTTTTGATATCATCAAGTTCTAAGATCTTTGCTGGTGCAGTATAGTTATAGTTGATCCAAACAGTTCCGTTCCACTGATAGGTAAAACCAGATGTAGCATCTGTGAAAATTTGATTTAACGATGGACTATCAGGAAAATTTATCGCCATTATCGTTTTTTAGATATTTATGATCTGATTCCACCTGAAATGTAGGTACCACCAGCATTCACGAAATTCCATTGTGTTCCTGGAACTTGTGTTGGTGATGAAAGGTTTATTGTAGTATTTTGTCCTAATGCTCCTTCACGTCCATATCCCCATATCCATAGTGTTCCATCAGTTTTGGTTGCGAGAAGTAAGTTATTACCTCCTTCTATTAGATTCCATTGTGTTCCTGGAATTTGTATTGGTGATGAACGAGTTGTAGTATCATTTTGTCCCAATGTTCCATATCCATTGTAACCCCATGCCCACAATGTTCCATCAGTTTTTGTTGCAACAGACTGATTTCCTCCACCATAAGTAGCAGAAACCGAACTCCACTGCGTTCCTGGAATTTGTCTTGGTGATGAATAATATGTTGTATTATTTTGTCCCAAGTAACCTAAATGATTACTTCCCCATGCCCATAAAGTTCCATCAGTTTTAGTAGCTAGTGAATGTTGACCACCAGCACTTATAGAACTCCATTGTGTGCCTGGAATTTGTGTTGGTGATGAACGTCTTACTGTATCATTTTGTCCCAATCTTCCGGCATAATTATAACCCCATGACCATAAGGTTCCATCAGTTTTGGTCGCTAATGTATGACCACCGCAACTTATGGAACTCCACTGTGTGCCTGGAATTTGTCGTGGTGACGAATAATTCGCTCGATTATTTTGTCCCAGTTGTCCTTCAATATTATATCCCCATGCCCACAAAGTTCCGTCAGTTTTTGTTGCTAGTGAATTTATATAACCTTCTGCATTAATTTTATTCCATTGTGTTCCTGGAATTTGTACTGGTGATGAATATTGTGTTAGATTATTTTGTCCTAATTGACCTTGTTGTCCATATCCCCATGACCATAAGGTTCCATCAGTTTTTGTTGCTAATGTAACATGGCGGGCAGAAAATGAACTCCATTGCGTTCCTGGTATTTGAACGGGAGATGAATATTGTGTTGTATTATTTTGTCCAAGGTCTCCATAAAGATTATTCCCCCAAACAAAGAGAACATTAGATATCTGTGTGGTAAAACTATAAGTATCAATTAAAGTATTACTATCAATATTATAAGTATCTTTAATTGTTCCTGCTGGTAACACAACATAATGTGTAGTTAACCCTGCAAGTGAATTTGTTGGACTAATCGTTAAAACACCTGCATTTATTGAAAGTCTACTACTAGAAGTAACATCAAAACTTTCAACAATCGTTCCTGATGCACTTCCAGTTCTTAAAGTAATTGTACCAGTTCCAACTTTAATTGGTTTATTAAATGTAATGGTGATGTTTGATGATACACCTACATTTGTTTGACCAATACCAGGACTATAAGTTAATGGTGTAAATGCTCCACCAATATCTGTTAATAAACTTCCATCACCATAAAACTTTCCTGCTGTGATGATACCTGATGTATTGATATTACTTGTTGGTCCTAATCCTGCTCCACTTAAATTTGCACCGCTACCATAAAATGCAGATGCAGTAATGATGCCTGTTGTATTGATGTTTCCTGTAAGTGCAATTCCAGTTAAACCAGAACCATTACCAATGAAAGTTGTAGCAGTTACAACCCCAGTCGCACTTAAACCACTTAAATTTACAGGACCTAATGGATTAGTAAGTTGTGCTTTGGACTGGCTCATTGTTTTTTAGGTATTTATGTTACTGTTTTGATAGCAAATGAGGAATGATTGCCCGAAGAAATTGAAGATGTCCACTGTGTCCCTGGAACTTGTGTTGGTGATGAGCGACCTATTGTATTATTTAATCCCAATTGTCCATAAGTATTTCGACCCCAAGCCCACATAGTTCCATCAGTTTTTGTTGCAAAACTAATCCCGTTTTCATAATTAATAGCATTCCATTGTGTTCCTGGAATTTGTCTTGGTGATGAATATTGTACTGTATTATTTTGTCCTAGATTTCCCAGATAATTATAACCCCATGACCATAAAGTTCCATCAGTTTTGGTTGCTAATGTAGTAACACTATCAGCACTTACAGAATTCCATGATGTTCCTGGAATTTGTGTTGGTGATGAACGATATGTTGTATTATTTTGTCCTAATTGTCCCTGATAATTGCGACCCCATGCCCATAGTGTTCCATCAGTTTTGGTTGCTACTGCAAGTGTATTAGAACCAGCAATTTTATTCCATTGGGTTCCTGGAATTTGTGTTGGTGATGAGCGACCTATTCTATTATTTAATCCTAATTGTCCATTTCCATTTCCTCCCCATACCCATAAAGTTCCATCAGTTTTTGTTGCTAGTGAAATACCAAGTGCAGCATTTATAAAATTCCATTGTGTTCCTGGAATTTGTGTTGGTGATGAATAATCTACTCTGTTATTTTGTCCTAACTGTCCAAGTCCATTACCACCCCATGTCCACAGTGTTCCATCAGTTTTAGTTGCAAATAAATGACTACCAGCACTTATAGAACTCCATTGTGTGCCTGGAACTTGTACCGGTGATGAACGTGGTATAACGTCATTTATACCTAAAGTTCCACGGTTATAACCCCATGACCATAAGGTTCCATCAGTTTTTGTTGCTAATGAATGTTCATTACCACCATTTACAGAATTCCACTGTGTTCCTGGAATTTGTGTTGGTGATGAACGTAATATTACATCATTAAGACCCAATTCAGCATATTGATTATTTCCCCACCCAAACAACTGCAAATACTGTGCCGCAGTTGTAAAACTATAAGTTGTAATTCCAGTATTATCGCTTGTATCAATTGTGTCTTGTAATGTTCCAGCAGGTATAACAACATAAAAAGTTGTTCCAGCACTGATTACTGAGTCCGTTGGATTAATTGTAAGAACAGCACCACTAATACTTACGCTAGATCCAGCAGCAACATTCGCAATATCATAACTTTCAACAATCGTTCCTGATGCACTACCGCTTCTTAAAGTAATTGTTGAAATACCTGTTGTTGCTGCTGCCGCTGCGATTGGTTTGTTGAATGTGATAACAATATTCGTATCATTACTTATGTTTGTTACACCAATACCAGGTGAATAAATGATTGGACTTAAAGGACCACCAATATTTGTGATACCAATACCATCACCATAAAAAGAACCAGCAGTGATGATACCTGTTGTTGTATAATTATCTGTTGGGCCAATCAGTGTAATACCAGTTAGATTAGCACCATTACCATAAAAAGCAGATGCAGTAACAATACCAGATGAATTGATACTTCCTGTGGTTCCTACACCAACACCTTGTAATTGTGAACCATCACCAGAAAAACTAGTAGCAGTTACAACACCAGATGCATTGATACCTGATGCAGTGAATATTCCAACTGGTGCTACAAGTTGTGCATTAGACTGGCTCATGGTTTTTTAGGTATTTATTGTGATTTGATTGCTGATGAACTTTGATAACCAGCAGAAACAGAACTCCAAGATGTTCCTGGAATTTGTATTGGTGATGAACGATATGCTGCTGAACCAGAGGTATTTGCTCCAAGTTCTCCAAAATAATTTCTACCCCATGCCCATAAAGTTCCATCAGTTTTAGTAGCTAGTGAATGTTGACCACCAGCACTTATAGAACTCCATTGTGTGCCTGGAACTTGAACTGGTGATGAACGAAATGCTGTATCATTTTGTCCCAATCTTCCGGCATTATTATATCCCCATGACCATAATGTTCCATCGGTTTTTGTTGCTAAAAAATGTTGAAGAAAACCACCTATAGAATTCCACGATGTTCCTGGAATTTGTACTGGTGATGAACGATATGTTGTATTATTTTGTCCCAGTTGTCCTCTATGATTATATCCCCATGCCCATAAAGTTCCATCGGTTTTAGTTGCAAATGTAGAATAGAATCCTGTTTGTATATTATTCCACTGTGTTCCTGGAATTTGTATTGGTGATGAACGATTTACTCTATCATTTTGTCCCAACTGACCATAACTATTATATCCCCATGACCATAATGTTCCATCGGTTTTAGTTGCAAATGTATCACTTGCAGTCGCAGATATATTTCCCCACTGTGTTCCTGGAATTTGAATTGGTGATGAACGATTGTATGTATTAGATTGTCCCAATTCTCCGGCACCATTATTTCCCCATGCCCATAAAGTTCCATCGGTTTTAGTTGCTATTGTGGTGTTATAATCAGAAGAAATAAATCTCCATGATGTTCCTGGAATTTGTACCGGCGATGAGCAATATGTTGTATTATTCAATCCTAATTTACCGAAAGCATTAGATCCCCATGCCCACAAAGTTCCATCAGTTTTTGTTGCTAATGAATGATAGTTTGCAGAGTTTATATAACTCCATTGTGTTCCTGGAATTTGTGTTGGTGATGAACGTCTTACTGTATCATTTTGTCCTAATTGTCCATTGGGATTTCTTCCAAAACTAAACAGGGTAAAAGATTGTGTCGTGAAACTATAAGTATCAATTACAGCATTGCTACCAGTATTAAACAAGTCTTTGACTGTACCAGCAGGAACTACAACAAAGTGCGTTGTACCTGCACCTAAATTGCTAGTGGGGTCAATTGTTAACTTCGCACCGCTGATTGTAAGACGATTACTTGAAGTAATATCATAACTTTCAACAATTGATCCTGATGCACTATCAGTTCTTAATGTAATCGTTCCAATACCTGCTTTGATTGGTTTGTTAAATGTAATATCAATGTTTGTTGTGGCTGCAATACCAGTTGCACCAACAGTAGGATTATAAACAATACCTTGAATTACACCACCAATATCAGTTAAGTATGTTGCATCACCAGAGAATTTAGATGCAGTGATGATACCTGTGGTGTTGATGTTACTTGTTGGACCTAATCCTGCACCAGTAAGATTTGCACCATCACCAGAATAACTGGTCGCAGTGATTGCGCTTGCTACAATACCACCACTGCTAATTGTAATACCTGTTCCAGTAATTCTATTATTTGTACCATCAAACGTAATACTTGAAGAACCAACAGTCAGAATACCAGCAATTCTAGCATTTCCTGAAACATATAATGCTGTTGTTGCTGTACCTGTATTTGCAACTGTCGCAACACCACTGATGTATAAATCACCACCAGTGTTCCAAGAAAATCCACCAGTTGAAAGACCTGTTGGACCAATGATACCAGAAGAAATATAGTCTTTTGATATACCTGTTTCTAAAATAACTGCGAAAAATGTAAGACCATTCGCAGGTGCAGTGGTAAATGTAATGTTTGTACCACTGATTGTATAGTCTTCTACTGGGTTTTGTGCTACACCACCTAAGCTAAGTAGAATTTTTGCTGGATCTAAATCAGCAGTTGCAGCAGTTCCATTAACTGTAAGTGCAAAGGTTTGTGTGCTTCCATTAAATGAAGCACTGATATCATCTAGTTTGGTTGTATTACCAATCGTTGGATCTACATAACTTTTCCATACTTCACCATTCCACTGGAAACTAAAACCAGATGTTGTATCATTGAAAATTTGATTTAACGATGGACTATCAGGAAAATTTATCGCCATTATCGTTTTTTAGGTATTTATGTTACTGATTTCATTACGAAGGAATGTCTATACCCTGTGGCTGCGCGTGTCCACTGTGTTCCTGGAACTTGAACTGGCGATGAAAGATCTATTGGACTGTTTTGTATTAATTGTCCAGTAGAACCTTGACCCCACATCCATAATGTTCCGTCTGTTTTTTTCGCTATTGTATGGAATGCACTTGAAGAACCATCAACTAATGATATATCCCACTGTGTTCCTGGAATTTGTCTTGGTGATGAGTATTGTGTTCTATCATTTTGTCCTAATGCACCAAAGTTATTATAACCACAAGACCACAATGTCCCATTACTTCTAGTGAACATTCCCACATAATTTACAGATACAGTATTGTTCCATTGTGTTCCTGGAACTTGAACAGGTGATAAACGATTTGCGGTATCGTTGAGACCTAAATTTCCATTTCCATTATAACCCCATGCCCATAAAGTTCCGTCAGTTTTTGTTGCCGACATATGATATCCTCCCCCACCCAAAGATCCCCATTGTGTTCCTGGAATTTGTGTTGGTGATGAACGATATTGACCACTAAGATTGATACCTAATTCTCCGTACTGATTACTTCCCCATGACCATAAAGTTCCATCTGTTTTAGTTGCAAAAATTGTAAAATAGCATGAAGAAAACGTATTCCACTGTGTTCCTGGAATTTGTCTTGGTGATGAATAATAAGTTATATCATTTTGACCTAAGTTTCCTCTATTATTCTGTCCCCAAACCCATAAAGTATTATCTGTTTTTTTAGCTATTCCAATATTATAAGCGCCACCAACTTCACTCCATTGTGTCCCAGGAATTTGTCTTGGCGATGAATATTGTGTAGTACTATTTTGTCCTAATCTAGAAGATTGATTATTGCCCCATGCCCATAAGGTTCCATCTGTTTTTATTCCAAAACCAAAATCCGCACCACTAGAAATACGAGACCATTGAATACCTGGAATTTGTATTGGTGATGAACGATATGTTCTATCATTTTGACCCAATTGTCCAGTGTGATTTTGACCTGTTGAAAACAACTGCAAGAATTGTGTTGCAGTTGTAAAACTATAAGTTGTAATTCCTACGTTACCAGAAGAACCTAAAATATCTTTATATGCATTTTCAGGTACAACAACGAAATAAGTTGTTCCAGTACCAATTGTTGAGTCCGTTGGATTAATTGTAAGAACACCACCACTGATACTTAAAAGTGGGCTTGTCTGAACATCAAAACTTTCAACAATTGATCCTGATGCACTTCCACTTCTAATGGTAATTGTTCCGGCAGCAGCCACCAGTGGTTTATTGAAAGTAATTACAACACTTACATCAGGACTTTGATTTGTCGCACCAATCGCAGGTGAATAAGAAATTGGTGTAATTCTACCTAATGGACCTGCATTTGTAATTCCAATACCAGATCCATAGAAGTATGATGCAGTAATAATACCAGTTGTATTGATGTTTGCTGTGGATCCAACACCAACACCTGTTAGATTGCTACCATCACCATAGAATGTTGTCGCAGTAATTACACCAGCAGTGATACCTGATGAACTGATTGTTAATCCAGTTCCTACACTAATTCTATCAGTAACACCATTGATTGTGACGCTTGATGAACCAACAGTTAGAATACCAGTAATTCTAGCACCACCAGCAACATACAGTGCTGTGGTTGCTGATCCAGTATTAGAAACTGTACCGACACCAGAAATTCTTACATCACCAGAAGTATTCCATGAAGGACCACCTGTTGTTAAGTCTTGTGGTTCTACTGCATAAGATGATACTGTGTTTAATGCTAATGCAGATCCAACAAATATTCCAGTGAATGTAAGCCCTGATGATGGTGGTGTTGTGAAGTAAAGTGTGCTACCAGAAACTGTATAATCATTTCCTGCATTTTGAATTACACCACCAAGATTAATAATTAGTTGTTGTGCATTGGTTGGTGTAACTGAATTGCCTGATATTGCTAGTGAAAATGATGTTGTTATACCATTAAATGATGATGAAATATCTGTAAGTTCTTTGATTGAATCCGGATTTGATAATACTGCACTTTTCCATACTTCACCATTCCACTGATATGTAAACCCTGTTGTTGGGTCAGTGTATAAGTCATTTAGTGAAGGACTATCAGGAAAGTTTAACGCCATTATCGTTTTTTAGGTATTTATGATGATGTTTCTTTAATAGCGAATGAATTGAAAGTACCAGCTGTAACCATAGAACTCCATGTGGTTCCTGGAATTTGTACCGGCGATGAGCAATATGTTGTATTATTCAATCCTAATTTACCGAAAGCATTAGATCCCCATGCCCATAATGTTCCATCAGTTTTTGTTGCTACAACATGTCGATATCTGCTGCTTATAGATCTCCACTGTGTTCCTGGAATTTGTCTTGGTGATGAACGATCTGTTATATCATTTTGTCCAAGAATTGCCCGATAATTATATCCCCATGCCCACAACGTTCCATCTGTTTTAGTTGCGAACATTGATCCTTGAGCATGATATACAGATTGAATTACGGACCACTGTGTTCCTGGAATTTGTCTTGGTGATGAACGATTTGCTACATCATTTTGTCCTAAAACTCCATAAGAAGCATCGCCCCAAACCCACAAGGTTCCATCGGTTTTTGTCGCTATTGAACTATAATATCCAACGGAAGCTGTATTCCATTGTGTTCCTGGAATTTGTCTTGGTGATGAACGTGGTACTGTATCATTTTGCCCTAGTTGTCCTTGGGGAGCATGTCCCCACGCCCATAAAGTTCCATCAGTTTTAGTTGCTAGCGTATGCAAACCCCCAGCATGCACAGATCTCCATTGTGTTCCTGGAATTTGTACTGGTGATGAATAATAATATGTTTGATTGTTTTGTCCTAATGCTGCATAACCGTTATTTCCACATCCCCACAACGTTCCATCTGTTTTAGTTGCTAAAAATACATAATTATCTGCATCCAAAGAACTCCACTGTGTTCCTGGAATTTGTCTTGGTGATGAATAATTTACTTGATCATTCTGACCTAGTTCACCGAAATTATTGTATCCACATGCCCACAACGTTCCATCTGTTTTAGTTGCTAGTAAACTTGAGTACCCATCAGTAACTTTATTCCACTGTGTTCCTGGAATTTGTATTGGTGATGAACGAGTTGTAGTATCATTTTGTCCTAATGCCCCATGAACATTATACCCCCATGCAAATAAAGAATAATCAATTTGTTGTGTTCTAAAATAATAACTGGTAATACCTACATTACTTGAAATACCAGCATAAGTATCTTTCAGTGCTCCTGCTGGAATTACAACATAATGCGTTGTACCTGCACCTAGATTACTTGTTGGGTCAATAATCAGTTTTGCTCCACTAATACTAATAGAGGAACTTGTTCCAACATCAAAACTTTCAATAATTGAACCAGTCGCACTATCAGTTCTTAAAGTAATTGTACCAACACCTGCTTGAATTGGTTTACTGAATGTAATTGAAATATTGGATAATGAACCAATACCCGTAGCACCAATGGGTGGACTATAAACCAATCCTGCGATAGGTCCACCAATGTTTGTTAATCCGATACCACTTCCAGAAAACTTTGATGCTGTGATAATTCCTGTTGTAGCAACATTTGCAGTAGATCCAATACCAATACCACTTAAATTACTTCCATCACCAGAAAAACTAACTGCTGTAATAATACCTGATGTATTAACACTTGCCCCTGCTGTAACGCCAACCCCAGTTAAATTTGCACCGCTACCTGAAAAACTAGTAGCAGTAATCGTACCGCTTACATTTACGCCTGATGCAGTAACAATTCCTACTGGGGATAAGAGTTGAGCTTTAGTTACAGACATTATAACTATTATACTTCTAGTTGCTTTTATTATTTATTGCTGTTATAATTAATCAAAAACAATGATAATTCTTACTGGATCAAAAGGTTTTATTGGACAAAACTTTCTTTCGTGTCTTCAAGAACCAGTCATTGAAGTTGAAAAAGATGATTGCTTTAGATTCTTATCCTCCTTTGATCGTTGGAATGAAGTCTCTTTAATTCTTCATCAAGGAGCAATTTCATCAACAACAGAACGCAACATTCGTACTCTACATCATCATAATGTTGAGTTCACTTTGCAATTATTTGAACGTGCAATTCAATATCAAATTCCAGTCAAGTATGCATCATCTGCATCTGTTTATGGAAACACAAATGGACAAATTAATCCATTGAATTATTATGCAATCACCAAGTTGCAGATTGATTATTTTGTGCAAGATAATCTAGACAGGTTTTCTTCTATTCAAGGATTTAGATACTTTAATGTATATGGTATAGGAGAAGATCATAAGGAAGATCAAGCATCACCAATTTCAAAATTTACAAAACAAATAAGAGAAACTGGTAAACTAAAACTTTTTGAAGGTTCTGATAAGTTTCTGCGCGATTTTATATGCGTTGATGATATTGTAAATATTGTTTTGAATAATGAAGCACCGTCTGGAATTTATGACTTGGGGACTGGTAAACCAATTAGTTTTCAAGAAGTTGCTGAATTCATTGCACAAAAAGAAGATGGTGAAATAGAATACATTCCATTTCCAGACCATCTTGTGGGTAAATATCAAACTTATACCTGTGCTAATAATTTGTTTGATTATCAGTTTAAATCAGTTAAAGAGTATCTCCAATTATGACTCTATAACTATCATCATCAAAATGTTGCGTAGAGAACTCAAATAGTTCCGTGTCTTCGAGAGCAAACATTTGATGACGTAATCCACGATAAACGTGAAAACTATCTCCTTTATTCAGAATAATATCATGTGCAAAGGCAATATCGTCTTCATCATAATATTTCAAAAGAATTTTGCCTGACTGAATATAAAAGGTTTCGTCTTTAAGTTTGTGATAATGCCATGAACACTTCTTACCTTTAATAAAATATAAAAGTTTACCACAATATTCCGGAGAATTACAAATTACTTTTTCAAATCCCCATCCTTTAGAAATAATATCAATTGAAGAAGTCATCTGCATTCATACCTTTATCATCAATGTATATATCACCACTTGGTTTACCCAAAATAAGTTCATGAAATTTACAACCCCAAGATTTTAATTGCAAATGAGTTAGATCATAGAACTCTTTATGCGCCAAAATTCTAGAGTCTTTGTGTCTTCCCATTCCTCTCGCAGTAAAGTATTTGATTGTGTGTCCTTGATCATACAGAGAATTAATTTGTTTAATTCGATCTAGTTTGGGGACACTAGTATGATAATCACAATCATTGCGACACAAATCTTTATTGCAGATTGTACCGTCAATATCAATTACGTAAACTTTCAACATCATTTTGGTTTAGTACATAAGTTCCTGGATGAGATACAGCAATCGCTGATGCCTTATTTGCAAATGGGATTGCGTTCTCTATTCTACCATATTTTAGGTATCCGTAGGTAAGGGCAGCTAAGAAAGTGTCTCCTGCCCCCACAACGTCATAAACGCTGACTTTTTCACCTGGATATAGGACGCCCTCATATTCTGCTCCAGAGGCACCACGAGTAATGATTAGATTGTTGTATGAACCCTTGAGTTTCTGATGTTCAAGGTCATTAATCTTGATGTAGCAATTATATGTTGGTAGATTACTTTTCTTACTATCAATGAAAACAGGACATTTTGCATTATAAACGATATGAAATAGTTTATCTGACGTTACAAATCCTTTATTATAATCACTGACTACAATTGCATCATACTTTTCTTTTGGAATATCATAAGTCATTGATTCAACTTTGACTTCTTCATCCAGTCTCAGAATCTGTTGATTTGTTTTTTCATCAATATATCTGGTCTTTACTATCTTTTCTTTATTTGTTAACATATAAACTTCTAAACCAAATGCACAAAGATTATTATAAACATTCCAGCACATTCCTTCACGTACTTCAGTTCGTTTATAATTCAAAATAGGGACAGGTGCCTCTGGATTAAGTCTCTTTACTTCACCATAAACATACTTATCAGTGCAACTATCTCCAATTAATAATACTTTGAATGATGTTTGTTGTTGAGTAGTCATCTATTCTATCAAAAAAAATTAATCTCTTTGCATACTGAGAACCAATAACTGGTTTATCTTTCCAATCAGAACCCACAATCATTATATCAGGATTGAAACCTTTTATCAATTCTTCTAGTTCTTCATCAGTTGAAAATATTTCAACCTGATTTACAGGTTTTAACATATTTAAGAAGAATTTTCTTTCATCTTGAGTATATATTGGTCGTGTTAAACCCTTCTTTTCTTTGACTCGATCATCAGTGTCAATTGCAACGATCAAATAATCACCACATGATTTTGCAAAATTTAAAAGTTCTAAATGACCTCTATGAAGTACATCAAAAGTACCATTTACAAATACTTTCATGTTCGATAAACCTCACTTGCAGTCATCATACTTGCTCTTTTGCGAATGATTTCTTGAACTTTAGGATCGTTTTTTTGTTCTTCTGTTGGAATGTAAATTGCCTTTGAATGTGTTGGACAATTTTTTGGTGGATCAGTTAGATAATAAACTGCTAAACTCTTACGATAATAATCCTGTGGACAAGACAGAGGATTGGGTAATCCATGATAAGAATTCTGTGTTGTATCAAAAATGACTGCACGATTAAACAAAGTATCAATAGATGTGATGCACTGTTTTTTATCTGAAGACCAAAGTTCTAATTGTCCACCCCATTCTGGGTTCCAGTTTTCACCAAGATAAATGATTAGATTAAGTTTTCTTTGCAATTTAAGTTTTGGGTGTATGGAGTAATCAAGATGGACGTTCAGTTTATCACCACATCCATGAATGTGCAATCCACCACCATGCAATCCAACATCAGGATAAAGTTTTTTAATACCAGTGATCTTCTTAAGTTTTGATATGAATTCAGGAGAATTTAGATAACAGAAAGTAGTGTAAAGATTTTTTGAAAATAGATTCCAGGAGTTACATGTTTTCTTTTTCTCTAGTGGATTATCATAAACATGCCATATGTTTGATTGATAATCAGGAAACTCATGACTTAATGTGAGTGCTGTTTCTTCATCAAAAAAATTATCCATCACTGCATGAGAGAATGGTTTAGCACTCACAAACTCTTCATGTAGTTTTGGATAATCAAAGGTGTTAATCATAGATAATTGTCTTCGGTATAAATCGTTCCGTGCATACTTAAATTAATATCAACTGGGTGTAAGTCTTTTGGTTTGAAGTTTCCTGTTCCAATCCATAGTTCACGGTCTACTTTACTTTCAAATCCGCGTGTAAACAACATATCATGATCCAGTGTTTGTAGATAGTCTGCATTTGCCCACCAGAAGTTTCCACTAAAATGGGGTAATGGTTTTTCCCTGACCTTAACACCGACGCAATTGTAGTCATCCAAATGCACTAAACATTGCTTCCACTTATCAATCACATAGTATTCCATAAACAATCGCCATGCTTGAAGTTGTGGATGGTACATATCATTTTTACTTGCACCTTTTCCATGAAAGAACATGACTTTATAGTCAGGATTTTCTTTGATGAATTCCATCATGGAAACCATTGTTCCACCTTCATCCCCAGTGAATTCATTGTATTGAACTCTTGCATTTCTTGGTTTAGAAAACAATTCATGCTGTCCACTGATACCAATATGAATAAACTCAGCAGCATCAACCAGTCCAGATGTATATAAACGATGCATCTGTTGTTGATAGATGAACTGTGCAGTATCTGTCTGATACAGATGATAAAAGATTGCGATTTTATGCTGCATGGAAAAATAGAAGTTGAACTAATCTTGCTGACTGATCATCTGTACCAAACCATTCACCATTTGAATGAAACATGAATGGATTAAACATCACAAGACGATTGTATTTGAATGAAATGTTATCAGTTTCAATCCACTTATTGCGATCTTTACCGTCAGTATTAAAGAAGTTTACCATATCTTGTTGTGATTGTACACCACATCTTGCTGCTTGTTCTTGTGTTGGTGCAAATTCCCATCCAAATTCCTTGTGCTTCCAGAACTTTGTACCACCAGTTGGATGAAATGTTGGTGTTAAGTAAATGATACCTGCCCAGACTAATCCTGGATTTGGATCAAAGTGAATGTCCTGGGTTCCGTGTTCTCCTACTTTGGTCCTACGAAAATAAGAACATTTATTGCACGACTTTGTAGTCAGTTTCTGTCCTACAATTTCACTGACCATTCTGATAAGATCTTCCTTACCATGTTCATCAATACTATCACGACCTGGCCAATTCCTTCCACCACCTTGTTCATAGTCCACGCCTAATGCAAACTGACGCACTGCATCGGGATTTTCGTAAAAGTTATCAACGACGATTAGATTTTTTCTAAATTGATTGTTCATTTAAATCATTCTTTACTTTTTCAAATGGTTCTTTCCAACTTTCAAATTTTGATTGTCTGTAAACTTTAAAGTTATCTCCAAACCAGTGACTTGAAGTTTCATCACCAACCCATAAACAATAACAAAAAGTAGGTACAACTATCCAAGTTTCTTTATTTAGACCATCTGTTATAATAGGAATACATGTAGAACTACTAATTACAACATCTAATTGTGAAATAGCAGCAAGAGTATCATCCCATGTATCTAGTTTATCATGAAGAGGAATGATTTTGGTATCTGGTAGTATATCTTCAATTCCATCATCTCTTTGAATTGAGTAAAATTCAACATTCTCTAGAGACGTAAGTTGATCAAAAAATGAAAATGGTATGATTGTTTTCGCAGCAACTTCATAAGTTTTACTTCCAGACCACCTCACACCAACTTTTAACTTATTACTTTCTGGTATAATCTGTTTCCATTTTTTTAAATATTCTTCAGAGGCAAAGAGATATTGATGATTGGGAATATCTTTCTGATCTAAGTTTAGTGCAATTGCAGTTTCTCCAGCAGGAATCCAATAATCATAGATTTCATTGGGGATGTCATCAATATGAATTACTTTATCGATACTTGGAACTCTGGAAAGTATATTCTTTGATGGATGATAATTAGTTGCGAAGATAACATTTAAACCTAAAGTTTTGTAGTTATATGAGAACTTTGCTGCAAATATTTCATCTCCAATACCACCTTCTCCAACCATAAGAATAGTATCACCTATCTTAAAATTATTATTCCATAATGGTTTATTATACTTTAAGCAATATGCTCCCCATAAAAAATATCTCCTCTCATTGTGAAGTATTTTAAGTTGTTGTTTGAAATCAGATATTTGCATTGCCAAATGTCCAACTTCCCAGTCAAATCTTCTCTGATCTTCTTTGCTTGGAAATAGTTGTCTTGCAAATTGAAGAACTTCTATTCCTGCTTCGATTGATTGTTTAGAATAATCTTGATTTGCGATTCTCTTTGCAAGAACAGCAAAGAAATCTATGTTTACAATTGGGTCCATTTTGCTAATGCTTCATGAGCCATTTGTAATGCAAGTGCTTTATCACCTGTTCCAGTATGTATAAGGAACTCACGCTGCCAGGCTTCCCATGTAATTCCAGTGTATCGTAACCCATACTTCGCCATGTTATGAGACAAACAGTATTCATCAATATCACCTTCACGCACAAAAGTAATTCGCCGTCCTTGTGCAGCAGTGATTGTTAGTGGTTCCCAGACATCATGTGTTGACCGATAAGACACCACAAAGTTAGATGCAATACCCACATTACGTCCATCACGAAGAAAGTAATGATTGGTATGAAACTTTGTGTTTGCATGATAATTATCATTAAATCCAATGTGATGTGGTGGAACAATATTCATCACATCAGGAAACCCAGGATGAATTAATACATCTGCATCAACAAGAAGATTAATATCAGCATCCTTTCCATCTTCCCAGACTTGCATCTTTTCATAGTTGATATGAAAATCAGGGAACTTTCTTTGTGTAATCAGATTGATTTCATAACCATTCCTTTGTGCATAGTCTTGTATGGTAGGAAAAGTCAGTGCAAAAAGTTCTGGAAAGAAGTTATTGATATTAACAACATGAATAATTTTCTTCATGAAATATTTCCTGCGACTGAAATACGATAGTCATCACTTGTAAAGAAAGGATAAACTGTGTGAAGAAGTTTGCTTGGGAACATTACAATACGTCCTGCCCAGTCTTGATCAATTTCTAATTTTTCATTGATGATGTTTCCAAGAATACTGGAATAGACAAATTGAAATGTAGATGCTGCTTTCAGACTTGAATTCTGACTGTGCTGCACACTGTATTCATCTTGAAGACGATAGGGAATTTGCATCCAGCAGACAAAACTTAGCATCCCATCATGATTATGAATTGGATTGTATTCTGTCTTCTTCTGATAATTCACCCACAAACTTTCAACCTTGAAATCATAGTTTGGATAATAGTCAAAGTGCTTACCATATTCCCTCGCCATCTCTTCTAGAAATGGGTTCATGACTGCCTGTGATTTTTGAAGTTGATATTCCCTTGCGATTTGACCTGCAAGTTGATTGTTCATTTTAAAATAACCATCATCACGCTGCTCAACTTCCTTTACTTCTTTCATGACTTCTTGAAAGACATGTGGTGGTAAAGTACTGGTTGTAACACCAGGATTTTTCAAATGAATATGATTAAACATCACCAACTCCAAGATTTATTTGGAACACTTACGGGTTCTACTTTTTTATATACCCACCACTTCCCATCATCAACATAAACCTGATCATTGGGAAAGAACTCATGAACAGCACGAACAACATCAGGCCATGTTTTTTCACAATAGTCATCACCAAGCATGACGCCACCTGGTTTCAGTAGTTCCCAGTACAATTTAATGTCTAGCGCAACGCTTTCATAAAAGTGTCCAGCATCAATAAAGATCATGTCTGCCTTTGTACCATTCTCTTTTAGAATGCGATACTCACTGAAACTATCCAGTGGAATGGGCACAATCACGTCTTGATTGTTTGTGTGTATTACATTTGCAAGGAACTGATAATACAGTGTTGGATATCCATTTAGTCGCTTCAAATCTTCAGAAAAATAATGTTCAGCAGAACCTAACCAAGTATCAATACAAACCACTTTTGCAGGTATTTGATACTTCTTGGTCAAATTAGCCATGTGCAATGCACTCTTACCCTTATAAGTTCCAACTTCAAGAATTAATTGTGGTTTAATTTCTGCAATTAAACGTTCAAAAACAGGATGACAATCTTCAAAAGTATTAGTTGGAACTCTTCCGCCAAAATATTCCCAGAAAGCACCAATATCAAAAGGATATTGAGTATAATCAAATCCTTCATAAGGATTAATGATCGGTGCATCATGTGCAATAATAACTGGATTTTCTATTGAGTTAGACATATTCTTTATCAATATTCATAGAGATAACCATTCTTCGTGCATCAGTTGGTGGAACTTCATGATGCAATAGTGCTGGGAATAATACCAGCATACCATTTTTTGGATAAACTTTCAAGTCCCCCTCAAAGACAATCGGTGAACATCCTGGTTCTACATCCACATAATATGCACATGCAAAGTCAGAAGGATAATGTGAATGCCTGACTGCATATTCACCCTTTTCATACTGCATTGCCCACATATTGAAGCACTTAAACTTCATGTCTTGTTCAAAATATCCTTTGGACACAAAAGAACAAGCACTTAAAACTAATTCAATGAATGGTTGAAACTTTGGATTTTCTTTATGGGTAACCCAACTAGAATGCCAGGCTTTAACATTACTTTCATTAGTTTCTGGATGCAACTGCCGATGCTCAATAATAACCTGCTTTAAGTATCTGTTTAATTCAACATGATCTTCAAGAATAGTTGTAAAAACTGGAAGTTCTTTCTTGACTTTCTGTACATCAAGTGTATTCATATCCACTCCTTATGAATTGTTGAAAGACCATGATTATGATCATAAGCATAGATACCTTCTTGCACAATTGGAACAATATCAGCACGAAGAATTACGTCTAGTGTTGTAGTAATTCCCTGTTGAATTACATAAGAAATCATATTCTTCGCAACTGCTGGATCAATCGCATAAGCATGTGCTCTACAAATAAATCTCCACATACCATTATGATCTGTTGCATGGGGTGGAATGGAAATGACTTCTGCTCCTTGAAACTTCTGCTCACTTGAACCAAGGTAAACGATATTGTTGTAATACTTATGAAACAGATATGGTTTTTCCATCACTGCATCATGTTCAAGAATTACAATAGGACGATCAATATCTACACAAAGACACCACAGTGAATAGTGACTGTAAAACACAGCAATTTGTGTTGGCGTCATCAATTGATTATGAAGACGTAAAAAGTTAATGAACGCTTGACCTTCTAGGTGCTTGGGTACTTGTATTTCCCCAGAACGTCCATTAAATCCTTCCCAAAGTTTGTAGGGTTGTCCTACTGCTTCACAGGATGCAACACATTGCTGTGTAAGTTTTTCTGATGTTTCATTGCCTGGAAGGGTGATGATGTATGCACTCTCCACAATGGTTTCATAAGAATTCAAAAAATTCATACAAGTTCAGGATAGAACTGTTGATAGTATGTTAGGTTGTTTTGAATGACCAATTGTGACTGTTCAGGCGTCATCATCTTTGGCCAACGTGGTTCTAACTTTTTCAGTTTTGTTCCTGTCTTGTGCGTTACCATGGAACGATAAACAGTATCGTGCTCATAGTAATCAGGTTTAGGAATATTTTCAAAATCATGTTCAAAATATTCTTCACCTAACCATTGATAAATCAGCTGGAATGTTCCTCTTGGATTTTCGTTGAAGTCTTCGTGTCTCAGGAAGAAGAAGTTATCTGGATGCTTTTGTGCGACTTCAACAACATGTGGAAGCATGTGTAAAGGACGCCCTAGGTTCGCCATTCCATCCGTACAGTACAATTCCATTCGCTTCTCAAATGTATTGTGCTGGAAGGGCATCTGGGTATCTCCAATGATGATATTGGGATACTTATGCAGTAGTGTCTCAAAAGAACAAATAATGTCCCTAAGATCTCTTACAATATACAGATACTTTGAATTTGGATTAAGTGCGAAAGTATGGGTTAGATATTCTGCCCATACTCTTGACTTGGATATAACAACTGGTTTATCAGTCATTGTCTCAAACCATCCACGAAATCCTTGTCGCAGAAAGTTTAGATATGCATCGTTAAGAACGTCTTTGTCTAGTGCAATGAACTCGCTGACTTGCGTGGAAATGTCTCTGCAAGCACTTACAAGATAAGGTAATGGACAAGTACCAGTTGTGAAAAATCTTGGGTTCTCATTCAGGATGTTCATGATCACTGATGAGCAAGTTCTGGGCAGTCCCAGACAGTAATGAAGTTGTTGCATAATGAAGAATGTTGTTTGATGTATTTATTATTGTTGTTGGATTGCTAATGAATGATAAGCACCACTAGCAATCGAATTCCATGATGTCCCTGGAATTTGTACTGGTGATGAATATTGTGTTAGATTATTTTGTCCTAATTGTCCAAAACTGTTACCTCCCCATGCCCATAACGTACTATCGGTTTTTGTGGCAATGTTAGTTAGATAATAAGCTTGAATATTATTCCATTGTGTTCCTGGAATTTGTACTGGTGATGAATAATATGTTTGATTGTTTTGTCCCAATTGTCCACTACTATTAAATCCCCATGACCATAAAGTTCCATCAGTTTTTGTTGTTAATGACTGATAATTACTACTAGCAATCGAATTCCATTGTGTTCCTGGGACTTGAATTGGTGATGAACGATATGTTCTATCATTTTGTCCTAATTGTCCTCGATTATTACGACCCGATGTCCATAAAGTTCCATCAGTTTTGGTTGCTAGCATATGATATCTACCAACAGAAACTTTATTCCATTGTGTTCCTGGAATTTGTACTGGTGACGAACGATTTATCGTATTATTTTGTCCCAACACTCCATTATAATTATATCCCCATGACCACAACGTTCCATCAGTCTTGGTTGCTAATAGCGATTGATAATTACTACTAGCAATGCGAGACCACTGTGTTCCTGGAATTTGTCTTGGTGATGAATAATTTACTTTGTTGTTTTGTGCTAAATTACCATATTGATTGTATCCCCATGCCCATAAAGTTTCATCTGTTTTAGTCGCCACTGTGTGAAAAGCCCCTCCAGTAGCCAAACTCCATTGTGTTCCTGGAATTTGAACTGGTGATGAATGATATGTTGTATTATTTTGTCCTAATTGTCCAAATTGGTTTCTACCCCATGTCCATAAAGTTCCATCGGTTTTTGTCGCTAGTGTCATATAATAAGTCGCAGAAATTGTATTCCATTGTGTTCCTGGAATTTGAACTGGTGATGAACGATATGCTCTAGCATTTTGTCCTAATTGCCCAAGTCCATTACCACCCCAAGCAAATAATAAAATACTTCCAACATAAGCATTCTGCCCACTATTGGTTAAGTCATAATGTCCACCTAGGTTCCAAGTGTTTTGTCTTATTCCCATTAGACTTCTGCGAAGTTAATCCCGTTATCTTTCTTATTTAGTTTTGTCCATGATACAAACGAATACTTCATACCACTTTGAAGTTCACTACTATAATGCAAATGCGTCACAATGGATGGGGCAATGATCATTGTTCCCACAGGTACATCTTTATTACTAAAATTCTGACGTGGATAAATCAGTTCACCACCAGTGTATTCATCATTCAATCTGATTGTACCAGTAATCAAGCTATCATCAGCATGAATTCTTAATGAACGTTGACTGTCCATTGAATACTTAATGATGAATGGAACTTTCCAACCAGTAAACCATTGTTCACTTGGAAGACCAAACTTTTCATCTAGAAATGGGGATACTACACGTTTCCAGTGTTCACAATAGTTCTTATAAAACAAGTCACTGATTTGTGTAATACGTAGTTCTTGACCATAAACAGGATCACCAGGAACACTAGAAAACCCACCAATGCTTTCTGCGATGTTAATCAGTTCTTTGCAGAATTCTGGTTTCCAGAATTCAATTGCATACATATCATTTCCAAGATCAACTGTTCTTGGATTTTCTACACAAGCATCTAGGTAAGTATAAGTCATTTCAGTAGTTCATCGCATTTATCATAGAAGAGGCAATTGTAGACATTCAAACGACTTTCAAATAGATGATAGAACATATTCACACCAAGATGATTTGAATACGTTGTACCAATACCAAATTCACCACGACCTTGACCTAAATCCCAAACTGTATTTCTTGGACGACGTTGAAAGTGTGTGGGCATATAGAATTCTACTTCAAGTCCACGCTTTTCTGCTTCAATTGTATAATATCCACAGGTATCAGCATTGATGTGATCTGGTTGCACAGTCATTCTACCAAAGTCTTCATACATTTGTCTAGTTAAACAAAAAGCAGAAGGAGCAACATACATGTGTTCTGGATTTTGTAGATGAGCACCAATTTGTGCATTACCCACTAACTTTCCTTTTTCTGCTTGATCAAATGTATATTCCAGTGCATATTGATTTACTGGAATACAATCAACATCCAACAGAAGAACCGTATCACATTGCTGATTGACGAATAGTTCATTCAGTCCATAGTCAACGGCTTGTGGATGCATGACTTCTTCCCCGCGTGTTTGTGAACATAGTGGAAGAAACTGTGCTGTGTGATTGAATTTTTGAATGACTTCTTGTTGAAGTCTAATTACTTCTGGATCGATTGAAAAATTATAGAAAGTAAAAATTGCTCTTTTCATCGTACCTTTACATACATATTTGCTGCAATTACATAACGTGGATCCTCAGTATCTACATAATTGCTTTTATGCGATAACCAACCAGGAAAGATAATCCAAGTATATTCCTGTGGTGCTATGCATTGATTTTGTGTTGCTTGTGCTGGTGCAGTTCTTGGATCATGAAATTCTGTACCACCCGTAGACCAATCACCAGGGACTTTTAGATAATAGACACCTGAAAGAAATGATGGGTTATGATGATGCCATGGGTTCGTTTGTGTTTGATTAAGTCCCTTCCATCCTTTATAACACCATGCACCAGAACCAGTGAATTCAAGTGCATCTTGATTACCAGTAAAACCAGGTGTTGCTTGAAGATAATTAGAACATGCCTGATAGAATGTTTTCTTTAACTTCTGCCAGATTGGTGGTGCATCATCATGAAATAGGATTACTGATGTCTGATACTTTGGCGTAAGTTCATTATCAGTATAGACACCATTCTCAATCAACATGTCTACACTTTGCATCATTGTGAAATGATCCTCAGGTGTAATAAAACCTTTGAAGTCAGTTCTTACAATGTTTGTTGGAAATAAACTATAAGTTTCAATATTCATTTTCTACCACCTCATAAAGTCTCTCAATCGTTTTATCCCAATTATTATACTCCATCTGCTTCAATACAGTGACGTTATCACCATACCATTTGATATCGTCAGATGCCCATGTAATGTAAGGAACTAATGGTGGAAGGACAATCACTTTTGTGCCCATTGCACCTGCAAGATGAGCAGTTGCAGTACAAGATGTAATCACCAAATCACTTTCTGCAAAGATATCATAAGTATCATTCCAGTCATGAATTAGATGACTTAAATCCCATACTGGTGCATTTTTTGGTAGATCACTGTCTTCAATCTGTAATGAAAACAACTGACCAAACTTATCAAGATCAAGAAGTTTTTCAATTGGAACACTACGGAATTGATCATGTTCAAACTGTGGATTGCCTTTCCAACGAATACAAATCTTCTTACGTCCTTTCGCAACATCATTCATTTCTGCAATCGGATTTGCTTTCTTTTGCAGATAAGGAAATTCCACGCCATCACAAGGACCAGATAGACCAAGAAAATAAGGTGCAGACATTGCAGGAACAAACTTTGTCCATTTGGTTCTTACAATTTCATCGTGCAGATAAACATTTTCATATCCACATGCTTCAAACAATGACTTTGTGGATTTGGTACAAAAGATTTTCAGTGTCTTGCAATACTTCTTGAAATGATTTGCATAGCGAATGAAGATCATTTCATCACCCATACCACCTTCAAGATAATATGCGATCGTATCTACGGTTTCACCATTCCAACGTTGTTCTTTATCAATACCATACTTTTCTTTCAGCAACCATTCGTGTCCCCAGACTTTAAGATTTGCCCCAGCACGAATGTATTCATAACCTTTCAAGAAATCTTCATTCAGAAGAAACCATCCGTAGTTAAATGCTGCTTGTGGAATTGTATCAGCAATTGGTTGTAGAATTCTTTTACTTAAATCAAACTTACCTTGTGCAGTCGTGTACAGGGAACGATCAATTTGCGTTAAAGGATCTTCTCTTACATCTTTTGGAAGTTTCAAAAGAAGTTTTTCTGCTTCTGGTGCTCTGCGTAGATAATAAAGACACTTTGCCTTATTGATGATTACGCCAGGACTTTCTTGAAGTGCATTCATGCATTTCAGTGCTTCATCAAATTCTTTATCATCATGATGCAGTTTACCAAGCAGATTAAGAATTTCTGGATCTGCTTGGTGTTTAAGATATGCTTTTGCTAGTTCCTTTGCTGCCTTTGGTTCACCCTTTTCACTCAGTTCAATAATCAGTTGTGCAATCATAGTCAATACTCAGTTTTAGTACCAGCAGGTAGTCCAATGTAAGGTCTTGTATCAAACAGTTTGTTTTTATATTCTCCTTCTGCTTCAACATAGTGCATAAAGACTTGGAACTGTGTGGTTCCTTCAAATTCATCTCTCCAATGATGAACTTTATTACCTTTATAGATTACAGCATCACCTTCACCCATCGCAGCATGTTCTGGTTGGGCATCTTCATTCTTAAACCATAAGGGCCAAAGCGCATTATATTCTCCACCTAAAGACAGGGATACTGAATGCTCACATTCTTCACGATCTAAATGCGGAAGAAGTCCTGCACCCTTAAAATAAATCCGTGCATAGGTATAAGTTGGTAGAAGTTTTTTTCCTACTACCTGTTCTACTGCTGGAAGACACATCAACATCAACATATCAAATGCAGGGTCTCCATAAATCCCAAGTGATTTTTCTACCTGATCATCACCTTTGTTTGGAATTTGATCGTTCTTTCTCAGAAGATCAAAATAGTTTCTCAGATATTGTGCAAAAAATGGGGGAATAAATCCTTGCTTAACTTCAAAACCTTTTTCTTCGTACTGTTTCATAAACTTTTTTCTCTGTCTCTAACCAACTTACAAGTGAATATCTCATACCAGTTTTGACTGGATGAACTTTATGGGCAAATTCTTTATAGGATGGAAATGCTATCATCATACCTGTTTTTGGTTTAATAGTCAAACCAAGTTGTGTAAATTCTAGTTCCCCACCAGTATAGTTATCATTCAAATAAAATAGAATTGAAATATCTCTGGGTGCAATTTTGACCCATTTCCCACCTTCAAAATTTTCACAATCATTATGCTCAATATAATGACCACCAATAGGATAGCCAAGAAATTGGGCAGGTTCAATGTTTTTAATCGTTGAATGATAAATTGGTTCCATATAAGATTTATAACAAGACATAATCGCAGAATTTAAGTTCTGCAACATTGGATATGGTATTGGATACCATAACGTATGTCTGGTTTCTAATTCTACTTTTTCTTCACCAGAACCAATCGTTGCATTTGATGTTGATTGATTGGTTAGTTGAAGAAGTTGTTGAATGTGTTCTTGCGGAACGATATTTGGTTGAATAATAAGAAGTTCAAAAGGGTTCATAAAGTGTTAATAAGAAGGTCTGACTGCTGCTGCACTATAATATCCTGCGGAGAAACTAGTCCACTGTGTTCCTGGAATTTGCTGTGGTGATGAATATCTTACTACACTATTTTGTGCGATTTCGCCATAGACATATCCAGCCCATGCCCATAATGTTCCATCAGTTTTGGTTGCTAATGTAATACTTGCACCACAACTAGATTTAGACCACTGTGTTCCTGGAACTTGAACTGGTGATGAACGTGTTACTAGATCATTCTGTCCTAATTGACCTTCACCATTATGTCCCCATACCCATAATGTTCCATCAGTTTTTGTTAATGCTGTTTGATAAGAATATGCTATACTAGAAACGGAGTTAAATGACCATTGAGTTCCCGGAACTTGCACTGGTGATGAACGTGCTACTCGGTCGTTCAGTCCTAAGGAACCATAATTATTAAATCCCCACATCCATAAAGTTCCATCAGTTTTTGATGCTCCGGCAGCATATCTTCCGCCACCAGCTAAAGAATTCCATTGTGTTCCTGGAATTTGTACTGGTGAGGAACGATTGGATGTATCATTTTGCCCCATTGCACCATTTCCATTTCTACCCCATGCCCATAGTGTTCCATCGGTTTTAATTGCATATATGTATTGGTCTCCAACACAAGTCAGGTTCCATTGTGTTCCTGGAATTTGTGTAGGTGATGAACGAAGTACTGTATTGTTCAATCCCAGTTGTCCAACATCATTATTTCCCCATACCCATAAAGTATTATCAGTTTTAGTTGCTGCTGTAATTACAGCACCCGAAGATACTTTATTCCATTGGGTTCCTGGGACTTGCACCGGTGATGAACGTGGTACTATATCATTTAATCCCAAAGTCCCATAAGCATTATCACCAGAAATCCATAAAGTATTATCAGTTTTAGTAGCAATTATGTTATATTGACCCACATTAACTTCATTCCATGCGGATCCTGGAATTTGTCTTGGTGATGAACGTGGTACTGTATCATTTTGCCCTAGTTGTCCTTGGGCATTATATCCCCATGCAAACAATGCAGATCCACTAGGACGCCACCTTTCTGCATTATTCTTTGCATATTGATCCGCAAGTAACCAAACACCACTCGTCGTTGACGTAATCATAACATCAACCCTTATTCAACCATTCCCAGCGCAGTCCTAAGCTTGGTGAATAATATCCAACTTTAACATCATTATTGCCTTCTGGTCTATTTGCTAGTGCTGGACCACCTTCTCTTTCTGGAAGTGTTCCAATGACTTCTGTTCTTTCAGTTAGTTCTTTCCAACTTCCAAGTGCATCAGTCTCATCAAAAGTCAGTGCTTGTAGACGATCAACAATCTTACCACGAAGACCTGCAAGTTTTGCTTCTTTCAGTCTAAATGCTTCGTGATTATCAACAATTCTTTGTGCAATCACAGCAGCAGATACACCCCTAGCAGTTGCTTCTGCTTTGATTTCAGGTGCATCAGCAGTTGGATCATCTAACAGTGCTTTTGCTTGCTCATACTTATAGACACCAGCAATCGTAGCAGATCCATGATACTTATTACCAAATAGTGCTTCACGAATGCCTCTTTCTTCTTCATAGGCATTTGCAATTCTTGCTGTTTTGATGCCTTCAAATTCACCACGAATTGCTTCTTCAAAGTCTGCTTCTGTAACTTCAAAGATGTAATTACCTGGATTTTCTTCGGCAGTATCATCTGCCTCTGCATACATCCAACCACCAAAATAGAACACTTCACCAATTCCTGGTAGATTTGGTCGTGTTGGTCCTTCTAGTGATCTTTCAATTTCTACTGAGATACCAGTTTTTGCATCTACTGATAAGAACTTGAATATTTTCATCGGTATGTGAAACTTTAAAAGTATTTATAAGTTTAGTTTACAAGAGATTTGATTGCTATGACTTCATAAGTATTACCAGTTACTGCAATCCATTGTGTTCCTGGAATTTGTCTTGGTGATGAATGATCTGTTGTATTATTTTGTCCCATCATTCCATAAATATTTCTTCCCCATGCCCATAATGTTCCATCAGTTTTACGTGCAGCACATCCCTCATACAATCCATTAATAGAATTTGCATCAAGTGCCCACTGTGTCCCTGGAATTTGTACTGGTGATGAACGATTTGCACCAGTATTTTGTCCCAGTTCTCCATAAGGATTATAACCCCATGCCCATAATGTTCCATCAGTTTTGGTTGCTAATGAATGTTGACCTCCACCATCTACTAAATTCCACTGTGTGCCTGGAATTTGTCGTGGTGACGAATAATTCGCTCGATTATTTTGTCCCAGTTGTCCTTCAATATTATTTCCCCATATCCACAAGGTTCCATCAGTTTTGGTTGCAAACGTAAAAGATTGTCCCTTCCCAATATTATTCCATTGTGTTCCTGGAATTTGTACTGGTGATGAACGATTTGCTACATCATTTTGTCCTAAACGCCCACTAGCACCCTCACCCCACATCCATAGTGTTCCATCAGTTTTGGTTGCAATAACACTATAATCAGTATAAGTCCCTACTTGTATTTTATTCCACTGTGTTCCTGGAATTTGTGTTGGTGATGAATAATCTACTCTGTTATTTTGTCCTAACTGTCCAAGTCCATTATAACCCCATGCCCACAGTGTTCCATCAGTTTTGGTTGCGTACATATTGTAAACACCACCATTAGAAGTACTCCACTGTGTTCCTGGAATTTGAACAGGTGATGAACGTCTTACTGTATCATTTAGACCTAATCCACCATAATCATTTCGTCCCCATACCCATAATGTTCCATCAGTTTTAAATGCTGATGCAGCATAAGATCCAGAAACTGAACTCCACTGTGTTCCTGGAATTTGTATTGGTGACGAATAATAAGTTATATTGTTTTGCCCTAATTGACCAAAATTATTAATCCCCCATGCAAATAATTGAAACTGTTGTTCCCATTCCCCAGCAAGATACTGATCTCTAACCTGTTGTAAGTCCCAAACACCTTTTCTAGTTGTTGCAGCCATGATATTCTCCTATCAGGTAATGGTTCTACCAGACAAAATCGCTTCTAGTCTGTTTGCTTGGTTTGCATAAACACGAACTTTAAATCCACTTGGTAAGAACTTTGGTTGTTCAAGAACTTCTACTGTTGCATCAGCAGGAATAACCATATCATAAGCATAGTATCCTTGAATATTATTACTTCCATCAGTCCATACAACTCTTGCTTTTACATCATTTGTACCGTCATCATTTGCAAGTAGAATACCTTGAAGCATTGAGTTTGCTGTTGCAGTCAAAAGATCAGTATAAGTTGTTGCAGCAGTTATATCAGTACCTACACCTATAAATGTTACATCACCTGCTTTTGTCTCAATGGTGATGGTTGCGTGTAATGCACTATTTGCACTTGCTTGAAGTTCTATTATTTCGCTAGCTGCAAGAATTTTTGGTTGCTTTAAAAGTTCTACTGATGAACCAGCAGGAACTGGAACTGTATTTGCAATGGAATATTGACCTGCATACATCTGTCCACTGATGTCTGCGCTATTTACACCATCAATGTTTGTAATATGAATTGAATGGACGATATGTTCGTTTCCTGCGGTTGCTGGTGCAGTATATGCAGTAGCCATTGAATTGGTAACTGCATATGCAACAGATGTTGTGATGCCTGTGTTGAATAATCCCGAACCACCACTACCTCCAGTGGAAGAAGAAGTGAATGTAACCGTTGTGATTCCTGATGTACTACTGTACGCATGAGTGATCGCAATTCCAGAACCAACAAAGTTGAATTGTGTCGCTAATCCAATGTATGTTCCACCGGTGGCGACACCGACTTGAGAACTACCTTTGAAGGACGTTGCAGTTGCTATACCAATATTTTGTATATTCCTACTGTCGTCAATTACAGTAGTTCCTGAAATCTTAATCGCCATCTTCGTTTACACTCGGCTTTTAGTTATTTAGAAAAAAGTAATAGAGGCAAAAATTTGCCGGGATTTTTTGGGGTCTAAAATGAAATTAAAAGTCAATTTTGATTTGACTTCAATTCTTCAACCTCTGCTTTGAGTTCTTTGATTGCTTCAATCAGAACACCAATAATACCATTATAGTTCACGGTCTTAGGATCACTACCATGTACAAGTTCTGGTAGAACTTCTTCCAGTTCTTGTGCGATAACACCATAAGAAGGAAGACCACTTTCTTTCCAATCAAACTTCACACCGCGAAGTTGATCTACTTTACTTAATGCACTATCAACTGTTGCGATATTTTCCTTATAGTTGATATCAGATAAGGAATCAAAATCAGTTGCTGTAATAATACCTGATGAAACAACATTACCAGTAGATACAGATGTGGAAGTAACAATACCAGTGACACTAATTCCATTTGGGTTGATATTCAGAACTGATGCACCAGCAGATACAACTGTGAATTGACCTGCTGCTGGTGAGAAGAACCCAGTTGTTGCATCACCAGTAAAATAAATGCTTGGAGTGCTTGCTGCACCCACAGTCACACCAAGACCAGCAAGAATACTATCACCAAACTTACTTACATATGTTCCTGCAACGTTAAATGGTGCAGCATCAACCCAAAATGCAGTTAATCCAACTCCAAGTATAACTTCATCATAGTAAATGAAGGTTCTTGCAAGATCATTATTAAACCAAAGATCTCCCGATGTTGGAGATACGGGTGCTTGAGTTCCAATACTGACTGTTGCACCTCCACCACCTCCTTGGAAGAAGATTGTAGCAATACCTGCATTTGAATCATAGAAAGCAGTGGAAACTCCACTACCTTTTAAGTGAAGATAAGTAACACCAAAACCAACAAGTCCTCCAGTAGTATTAATTCCAATACCACCAATAACACCATTTAATTTGGAACCATCACCATAATATGTAACAATACCAGAGGCAGCAGTAACGATACCAGAAGCAATTTTAACTGTTCCTAGAGTTGTGATTCCACTGACTTTAAGAGTACCATTAATATCAGTATCTGAATTAACATCTAAATATCCACCAATAGTTGTTGCGCCGCCAACATTTAAAGTTCCAGACAGATCTGATGCTGCATTTACATCAAAATATCCACCAATAGTTGTTGCTCCTCCTACATTAAGTGTTCCACTTGCGTCAATACTATTATTGATATCAACGTAACCACCGATGGTTGTTGCGCCGCCAACATTTAAAGTTCCAGACAGATCTGATGCTGCATTTACATCAAAATATCCACCAATAGTTGTTGCGCCGCCAACATTTAATGTTCCTGAAACATCTACAGCAGCATTGATATCTAAGTTTCCATTATAAGTTGAAACTCCAGTTACTGTTAAAAACTGAGTCTGAGTTCCTTGAGAAACTGTAAGATTGTTGATTGTTGCTTGATCAAAAACAATATCATCAACAGATAAATCACCTGTGATTCTTACATCGCCTTGAACATAAAGTGCTGTTTGCCCTGTTGATACTGGAGAGCGAACATCTAATAAGAAACCAGGTGTTGCAGTTCCAATACCAACAGAACCTCCAACACCTGTTAAAGTTGTTCCATTCAAACCTATGTTAAATTCACCAATGACTGTTGCAATACCACTGACATAAACATCAGTAGCACCGATTCCTCCTGCAACATCTAATTCAAATCTTGGTCCTGTAGATCCGATACCAACTTTGTTGGTATTTGCGTTTGCAAGAATGAGCCTAGTGTTTACCTCAAGACCATTCTTAACAACGAAATTCTTATTAACAGCCATTGGGTTTCACTCTCCACCCTTTTTTTATTATTTATTATATAAGTTTATTGCAACTATCGTAAACTCCAACTATTCCTCCTTTAAGTGCTAGAGTTGTTAATTCACCATTTGTGGTAGCGGCTGAAACAATTGCAGATCGTAAAACGTCAAAACTTGTATAACCACCTAAACTTGATACAAACTCTTGAACCCAAAAATCAAATCCAGGCGCATCTGGATATCTTTGAAGAATATCTCTATAATAACCAATAATATTATCAAACAGCACTCCATAAGTGCTTGTTACATCATTAGGGTTAGTGAATGAAACGCTAGATAGCGATGTTTTTCCTGCTGTGATGAATGAAGTGGATTGATTAGGAGCGGTTTGTCGTGTACCATCTGCATAAAGAATAATTCCTTGGAAACCAGTTCCATATACTGAGGATATTGAAATAGGAATACATATAGGAGGGGTAACTGGGGTAACTGGGGTAACTGGTGCTAAGAAGATAATAACTGTAGCGGCGCGAAAAGCACTTCTTCCCAAGTAAGATGGTCCAACAGTTACTGATCCATCAGTGTATCCACTACCCCCTCCACCTCCTCCTGCACTTCCACCTGCGCCACCAGTTGTTCCTCCACCACCATTTCCACCACCAGAAATACCGCGTCCAGGGGTATCACGAATACCATAACCTTGTTTAAATCCGCGATCAATTTCAGCGGTGTTTAAAATTGGAGATGATTGACCCCATAAAAATTTAGAAATTCCAAGATCTGTGCATGGAGAGACTGTTTGATTTCCTCTTGGACATGGAAGTGCTCTACCACCCAAAGGCGCTTCAGCTATTGAGTCAGCTCCATTCGTTGATTTAAAACTACTTAGAGATCCAAAAATACCTCCACTTGAAGGAAGTGTGCCTGGTGCATAAGATATTCCACCAGTTCCACCTCCTTTGCCGCCTCCTGTTTCCCCAGCAATACCTATACCTCCACCGTTTCCACCATTTCCAGAAGATGAGGCATCACCACCATTACCAATACTTGCAATTAAACTTGACTTTCTATATAAGAAAATTCCAGGAGAAGTTGCATTCAAACCTGCAAATACATATTCTTCATTTTTCTTCATGGTAAATTGAATTACGGAAAAACCACCACGTCCACCCAAATAGGATCCAGAATCAGATCCAGAACCACCATGCAATTCCATCCGAACTCTAACTTCACGTTCTGGTGCATAAAAAGAAATTAAATTGCGCGGTAAAAATATTTCTGCACCTGACCACCTTCCACCTTCTCCACCAATTACAATTGTATTACCAAAAAGATTAATAGAATTTAAAATAGCAGAACTAGATGAAACAATAGACTCAAAGTTCATGAATTGTCTTGGTGAGCGAACTTGGAAGTTCGCTGTACGAGACAGGATGGGTGAGTTACATGCTGTTGGATGACTCACCACGCATTGAACTTGATTTAATCCCTCAGAGTTAGATGATAATGTTAGATTTGGAGAGGTTGATCCATTAACTGCGATATTTGCAGATGATGTTGTTGATACAAGTTCAATTTGAAAAGATCCTCCAGTAGCAGGAACTGAGAGTTGTCCTGGAATTTGACTTCCACCTCCTCCGCCACGAACTCCATTTGTAATTGTGTTTGCATATGAGCTGTCAAGATAGCTTAGGTTAAGATAACCAGACCCTCCACCGCCAGCTCCATCAGCACAACATACATCGTGCGCTCCTCCTCCACCACCTCCATAATATCCTCCACCTCCACCAGCTACCCCATCACCACCACTTGGTTTTACTCCACCACCTACAGCTAGAATAAATCCATCAGATCCAGCAGATCCATTAAATGCGATACCAGTTCCTCCCGTTCCCCCTGCACTTTGAGTTCCTCCAGTTCCTCCATTTGTTCCACTGGGATCTCCTCCAGTCAATCCACCACCAGCACCACCTTCAGCAGAGTTAGATGCACCACCACCACCACCAGCAATTATGATTGTAGCAGAATTGGCGTTCGATGAGATCCTACTAGTAAGAAAAAGATTTTCATATTGATGATTAAAATAAAGTCCTGTAAGACCTCCACCTCCTCCTCCGCCAGGATAAGCACCATCGCGTGATTTTGCATTACCACCTGTTTGTCTTAAAAAAGTTCCTCCACCATAAGAACCTCTACTACCATGATCTCCCGGACCTCCAACTAAAAGTCTGTATACTGTGCCAGCATACATTGTAAGATAACCAATAGATATGCCTCCCGATCCTCCAGCAAAGTCTCTTTCTCCACTTCTACCACCACTTCCACCAACGGCAATCACTCTTACAAGTACATTCGAGTCTGAAGTAAGAGTATACTCTCCTCGTGGTACAAATTGATTGTAAACTAATGTCTGACTAAAATCTATTACTTTCGTATTATCTAAAAAAGCAGTTGTTCGAAGAGGAGTAACATTAATTTTAGCAGAAACTGGTACTGTTTGTTGTGTTGTACCTGATGTTGTATCTGAAAGACTAACTCCATTTAAAAACCATTGATATGATACAGGAGTTCCATCTGTCGCAGTTGCAAGAGTAGAAAATTGTGCATTCTGACTTGGAGCAACTGAAACATCAGATGGCTGTGTTGTGATAGAAATATTTGGATTTACATTTAATGAAACTGTGTTGCTAGCGAAGAATTCATTAACAGCATTACCAGTTGAGCGAGCACTTCCAACAGTTACTGCGACACCAATAACACCATATGCAGAAGGAACATAATCAGCTGATAAGTATATGTTGCGAGAACGTGTGTTACCATATAGAGTTAAAACTGTGGTTCCAGCTCCACTAATTGTTAAACCACCTTGCCCAGCACCAGGGGGATCATCAAACAATGGTCCATTTTGATCATACCAACGATAGGTTACAAATCCTGTGTTTGTTGCTGGATTATTAGGTGTTTGAGTTGGGAAGATAGCTGTTGCAACTCCAGTAAAAGTTGCTGCTAATCCTGCACAAACTGTTACACTAGAAGGTTGTAAAGTAAAAGAGAGAATTGGACCGTTAAGATCTAAACTTGTTTGCTGATTATTAAAATTAATCATTTACTATCGCCTCAGTTAAGGAAATTTTGACCGCCAACAACACCATAGAAAGTGCCGCCACCATCAAATGTTTTATAAGAATAGATATCAGATCTGTTTGCAGTAGGTGTGACAATTGGGAGAACTCCACCACCTGGCCAATAAACAGGAATATCTACACCACCAGAAGTTTTGAAAGTATCAATTCCAACTGCGCGATTACCAGTAGAATCTTGAGTAATCTTGATGGTGAAAGAACTTGATTCGGAGGGAACATTTATAATCGTAAACTGATTTACATTTTGTGTGACTGTGAGAGTAAAGTTCTGTGCTTCAGAAAGGTCAATCGTTACAACATTTGAAGAGCTTGTAACCGCATGTACATGCTCATGGTATGTCTTGAGTCTGACTCTACCTTCAACATCAAGATTAGATCTTGAAACTGAGGTTCCAATACCAACATTTCCAGTTGAAGCTACAGCATTAAATACAGTCCCACCAGTTCCAACGTTAATGATGTTAGACGTTGTAACTCCAGAGCGAATGTATCCATTTGTTGGACCATCTAACCTAAACTTAGTTGATGTAAGTGTTCCACCAACTGATACCTCTGTTTCAAATGTTGCAGTTGAAATAAAACGTGATCCATTTGTAACATACAGAGATGTTGCAGCAGTTCCAGCAATTTGTAGTTGTGCAGTGACTCCAATTGTAGTACCAATGCCAACCTTGTGATCTGTATTGTCTCTGGTGTAAATCCAAGTGTTTGTATAGTCCGCAACCCAAATACTATCAAGGTTTGTAAGTCCAGCGCCATCACCAACAAATTGTCCATAAACTAAACCATTCACATACATCTTATATCCTTGTGTTGATGTTGTTCCAACACCAACTTCACCAGACCCATTCACGGAAAATTCAGAAGAACCAGATCCAACTTTGAGTGTTAGGTTTCCAACAGATGTTGTTCCAATACCAACCTGATCAAAGAGTACAATATTGCTACTCTGTGATAGACTTACATTACCAAAACGATACCAATCGTTTTCATTGGTGTATACCCAACCAAGATATTCACCTTTGGATGGATTTGCATTATAAACAATATCTCCTGGGTTTCCTGCAAGTGATGGAGTTGAAATACCAACAGTATACTTTCTAGAAACTGTTGCATCGCCTTGTAGGAAGATCGATGCTGCTTCCATACCTTTATCAGATGTGGAAGTCAGTTTGTTGTTCAGAATAACAGGACCATCAAACTCAGAGATGATATTGTTGTCTGGACCACCTTCAACTCTTAGTGAACGACTGATCGAAACTTCAAGTGGTGAGAGGACATCAAATCCAATACTGACGCCAGTAGGAGCAAGGTCTTCACCAGTGATTGTAGGAATTGGTGCATCAAAGACTTCTTCCTGACCAGTTGCAGAGCTGACTTTTTTATTACCAATATAGAAGTCACCATCGCTATTCATACCAGTGTAAACAACGATACCACCATCATACTTAATTGATTGTGATAAGAACTCTTCTGCTATTGAGAGTTGACGATCTTGACGCTCTGGAAGTGCAGTTGAGTAGTTACCAGGACCATAACCAAGATATTCAAACGTATGACCTGATGCACGAAGAATCGAATTTCTCCTGAATTCAACAGGATTTACATGAATTCTTCTTACAACGCTATTGATAAGGTGAGTTGTTGCTCTTGTTCCAAGGACACCTCTGAAGACCGAAATTGGATTTGTCGTTACAGTTGTCTTAACTCTTACAAGTTCGTCATCAATTAACAGATAGTCTCCAATATTAACATCAAGTGTTGAGATATTTTGAAGTTCGATGTTTGTTGCAGTAGCACTTGAAATAACTGCAGATAGTGTTGTTGTGATACCTGCATACTCTACAACTTGACGACCACCAATGTTTTCATTCTCAATCGTTACATTTCCTTCATTAGAAGTAACACCATTTCTGTAAACATAGAGAGTTCCTGATGTTGAAGGTGCTACAGTGCCAACTCCAATATTCATTACAAAATTATTCAGATCAGTATTTCTAGTTACAATAAAGTTTCTATTATAGAAATCATTATCAGCACCAGAAATACGAATTTTATTATCAACACGAAGTCCATGTCTTTGTGCCGTAGTAACTGTTGCTAATCCTGAGACGTTATCATAGATCAGGGAGGTTACATTCAGAGCCTCACCAGTGATATATCCAAATGCATCTGTTGTTAGATCAGCACCAACTCCAGTTGTGTTTGCATTTCCAACTGTTGATGCAGATGCAACATTAACTATCTTTGTTGATCCAACAGGAACAGAAGTAATTCTATAGAGTTGATTGTAGTGAGATTGAGATTCAGAAGATACACCAGTAATTCTAACTACGTCTCCAGTGTTGTCATAGACATCAGTAACAGTGACGTATCCCTGCACAAATCCAGATGTGGTTGCAACACCTACGACAGCAAGAGTATTACCAATTCCATAGGCAGAACCACCATCCATAATCTTAACAGCGGTGATTCCGCCAATACCATCAACAATAATTCTTGCAGTCGCATAATTACCTGTTGTTGATCCAGCAAATCCTACCAGACGTGCATTGTAAAGTGAAACTGCTGATCCACTTCCATATCCAGTTCCACTATTTCCAATACTAACTGAAGTGATACGATTCAATCCATGATCGATGGTTGTATGAATCGTATGTGCAGTCCCAGTTAGATTTGAAATGATATTAGTAATTCCAAAACCAACATTAACATCATCTAAAGTCTTATTAACTGTTTCTTTTGTAATGCTATGTTTTGGATCATCAAGTATAACTTGTCCAACAGGAGTTGCAAGTGCATATGATACTGACTCCTGAGGATCAGATGCTGGATTATCTCTATTGGTTTGAGGATAAAGATTTTGAACTGGTTGAGAGAAGTTTTGTCCAGAGAATGGTGTTACTGTTGGTTTGTTTGAAGCATTCAGAACAACTAAATGATAGACACCATCCTGTTCGCCAGGAACATACTTTTGAATCTCTTGAGATCGATAGATGTAATAAGTATCATTAAATCTCTTACGACTAAATTTTGGTAGTGCTGTTGTTCTATTTGTAGTATCATTTGTAAATGTTCCAGGATTATCTCCAAGAGCAACATGGAATGATTTTGTGCTGCTGATTCCAATTACACTAAATGTATTATTGAATCCAACACTTGCAATACCTGTAGTGTTATTAGTGCTGGTTACATTCAATACTTCAACAACAGAACCTACAGAGAGATTATGTGGTAATTCTGTTTGATAGTATGCATGTGTACCATCCCAAGTCGCATTTGCAATAAACTTAAAGTTTCTTTGCTCACTTATATTCGTCAGAGAAACTGTTGTTGAACTAAAGTAAGTCTGAACTTCAGTATTGGTTGCACCAGTTGTGTCATTAGATTCCTGAATAACGAATCCATCGATTGGAGGTCTTGCGGATGTAATTCCAGATCCAGCAGGAATAACATATCTTAGTTTGTAGATCGTATCACCTAGGTTTCTTGTATCTGGTTGTCTTGTGATGTATGTTCTTGGAGTTGCAGCGCCAAGAGTCGTAGTTCCAAGAGAAACAATTGTTGAATATAGATTATTATCAGTCGCTGCAGTTGCTACATTAATATACCATTGACCTTGAGAATAATCATATTGAATTGGATGTCCAGTATCACCAGAGTTCTTATCCGAAACTCTAGAAACAACTGAGATTCTTCCTCCCTTGTCATTGATTGTAAGTTGCTGCCCATTAAGCGCATCATTTAAAGTCTTCGCAACTTTAATTTGATTTGAACTAATTCCAGAAGTGATCGTGTAATAAATTCTATTGCTCTCAAGACCATCAGGAAGTTGACCACTATCACTTAAGAAACGAACAGATTCACCTTGGATGAAACTGTGTGGTCTTGTGAGTGTGATGACGTTAGAAGAAATACTATTGATTCCTGCAGATCTTCCAATAATAAATTTCTTTTCTGATGTTACTTCTTCTGATGTAAATTGAGTATTTGGAATAACAATTCTTGCAGAATACTCTGTCGCAGATCCACCTTGAGAAATCAGACACTTAAGTAAGTCATTTTCTTTTGCACCAATACGATATCCCTCAATAACATTATCGGGAATAACATCTTGGTTGGTTCTATTATATAAGTATAGTCTGTTCGTTGACGCAACTCCAACAGTAGTTGCAACATCAATCGCATCAAATTCAATGTTTATATTTGAAGTTGTTAATTCTTTTGGTGGAATGATATGAGTGATGTAACCTACATCATCTCTTTGGAATGCTTCTTTTCTAAATCCAGATGCAATCAGAGACTTTGAACCAAAATTGGAGTTAGAGTTTGTGATAGATTGGTCACCACCAGTATCACCAACAAAGTGTTGTGCAAATCCAATTGCAAATACAGAGACAATTTGTAGTAATGAATTATTTGAACACTTGATGTGATAGTTTTCGTATGTTGGTTTATAAACTGCTAGAGAATCGCTATGAAGATTCTCATTACCAGCATAAGTAGAGTCTTTATATGTTCCACTATTTGGATCATACTTTACATAAGCATTATCATCTTTTTGTAGTCCAATTCCAGTGAATTGAGCTACAACCATGGACTTAAATCCATCTACCTTGTCTCCATCTGCATGAAGACCACACATTCCAAAGACAGATCTCAAAGAGATGTTGAAAATATATGGCGATGCAGAGGAAATTGTATCAACAGAAAGATTTACCGTTGACCCGGTAGGAGTTGGAAGTGGGTTTGCAGGAGCAAATGAAACGTTGTACTTGAACTCTGTAGAACTTACGACATCACTTACCACATATTGTCCATTGTATCCAGTTGCAGTCACACCATTAATTTGAATTGCGGTATCTACAGCAACTTCTTCAAATGCTTCGTTTGTTGTAACTGTGATAATTGTAGATGAAGTTGTACCATCTCCAGCTCTAATGCTGCTAATTCCTACTTCCCCTCCGGTAGGACCAACAATACGATACTCATCAATCTTAGGTTGAATATCAAGTGAAGATGATGGATAATCTGGTTCAATTTCACGACCAGATGAAGGACCATATACAAGACCTACTTTTTCATAATACATATCCAGATCAGTTCTGGTTGTACTATACGTTAAGAATGCATCATCAATATCTACAGGGTTCTTACCATCAGCATATTCAAAACAAGTCAGTTTATGGTGAGAGAAGTTAGGTACAAAAGTATTTGTAGTGTAATCTTTATAGACTATTCCACTTGGATTACCATCAAGAATAGAAAACTGCCAGAAGTAACAAGCTCCAGTTACTCTAAAAATAGCAGATCTTTCAATATTATCATTTGTGGGATTAGGAATATATTTTGGACGAATCTTAGTCTTACGGAGATCCAATCCAACCAGAGAGGTTCCTCTTGGGATGATTACCCCACCATAGATGCTGTTTAATTTATAAAGTGCATTACCATCAGTCGTTAAATCAAAGTTTGTTGAAAGATCAAATTGAGAAAAATCACTTGATGTTGTACCATTTCTCAACTTAAAACTATTTGTGCCATCAGGAATCCATCCAGGACGGTTATCAATTAAATGGTCACCAGGATAAACAAGAATTGTGGTTTGACCAAATCTATCATTATCAAGTCCTCTTTGATAGGAAAATCTAGATGCTTCAATTAATGCACGTTGAATCGTTTTGAAGGGACGAGTCAGTGAATTACCTTGATTTTCAATACTATCTGTGGCATCTAAATCATTTGGATTTACATATAAGATATTTCCGCGTGCATTTTTGAGGAAATTATCTAAACGACTGAGAGGCATCTTATTAGCACTATAGTTCTGTTATGGATTATTTATCATACAACAAAACCTCCTGAAAGGAGGTTCTGCCGCACACGGAAGGGGTTTGGTTTAGTATCGCCTTTTATATATTATCAAAATTTTTTAGGGTCGTCAAGTATATATTCCACTGTAATTGCTACGTCATTCATAGCATCACGCAGATTTGGTCTTTGTCCTGATTCCTGACGAACTATCGGACGTACATCATCGCATAAAGTCCATCGCCACTGTCCCATATCCTTACACCACCAGAGATTAATTTTCATTCTTTTGATACTCCAGTTTCACCCAGTTGATGAGAGCATTTATCTCCATCATAAAAGCATCATTTAGATGAACATCAGAAATACCAAGATCTTTAAATGCTTGTTCTCTACGAAGCGTATCTTCACGATAGTATTCTAATGCTTCAATGGCAAGTTGCCTGTCTCTTTGTGATATTAATGACATATGAGTTCTTTTATGAACTAAGAGCCCCATCCCGGTACCTCCCCGAGTTCTCGACGTTACAAAGGTCGTGCATCAATTTAATGCTTATGAGGCAGAAATTAATCTTGAGGTAGCATTTCTGGGTTTTCCAGTTCCAGTTCAAACATCAAAGGGTGGCACTGTTCATCAATCAAATAGAATGATGTTCTGTACAAATCCTCTGGTTCGTATCTGCGTTCTTTATCTGCTGCTTCAAGAATTTCCAAATCGTACAAATGACTTTCTGGAACATCATCAAAAGTAAATGGAACACCTTCAATGAAATACATTAGAACGAGTTCTGTTCCTTTATTGTACCAAACGTATCTGGCATCAATGCGGTATTTCATAGGACATTTCCTACTTTTGATTATTTAGAGGTTGGTTAAAACCCCTAATACCCGTGGACAGATTCGAACTGTCGCTTGCGAAATTTTAAGTTTCGTGCCTCTTCCGCTGGGCTACACGGGCAGAAAATCACACTTGATACGTGATAGGATTATACTTGAGATACTCCCAGAATGTCAATTTCATTTCTTTATGTGACATTCCGCAGTGTTTTGCTGCTTTTGGTAAATTCCACTTTGCAGTAAAAAGTGCTTCATTTGCCTCTTGAACGTTTTCTGGTGTGGTTTTGACTGGTTCTTCTTTCAGTGCTTTATATGAAATCTTATAAAAATTCATAGAGGATTGGTATATGAAAGAGTTTTTTCGTCTACAGTAGAACGAACAAATTCTAATACGCTCATAAACTCTTCGACAGTTTCACATGCCACTTCTTTTTCTGATCCTTCATTAGAATAAAGATAGACAGTTCGCTTAACTGGATCAACCACGCAGCTTGTCAGATACTCATCTTGCATTGGTTCGTTTGTTGATTACCTGGTTATTATAGGTGACTTACTCCTCAGTGTCAACCCTCTGCTCTGCCTTTAATCTTGGTATGTCTTTTCTTTCTCCAATGATCAGATAATAGCAATCGATTGGCATTCCACCGCTTGATTGGAGGAAGATTTTATTTTCACCAATTCTTTTAATGATTACATTTTGATGGGCACCAATCGGAGTTAAGTGTACAGAAATTGATGTTTGCTCAACAAACTCTTCCCAGTAACTTGGTAGTTTAATTTCGTTTTGACTTGTGATTCTACCACGAAAAAACACCGCGTTCTCTGGTCCAAATAAACCCTCAAGGTTTAGGTTATAATCTTTAATTGAAGGATGGTTTAAGGTAATCATGGTAATAGTGATGTAATAGTTGTAACTCCAAGATACTCAATGGCAGTATCGTACTTATCTATATCATCTGCAAGACCATCAATTGCCTGTCGGTTACCCCAAATCTCTAATTGAATATCAGTTCTCAAATCTCTAAAAGCATTCACTGCATTAATTTTATAACCAAAGTCACCAAGACCAGATTGAATACTTGACTCTGCAGCGTTTGCTGTATTGATTGCATTTGTCAGATTAGTTTCCTGTGTTGGACATGCAGATGCATTTGTGTAAAGAGTTGTTGATCCAATTAGAGTGACATCAACTGATATAATAGTTCCCTCCGCAGCTCTAGTTCCAGATGAAGGAAGAGATGGATAACTTGAGAATCCCACTGGATAATAGATTTTTCCTGCCCCAACATTTGGTTCTGTGACTGCTGGTTGACTGCTGCTCAATTGAGGTCTTGCAAATTCTGGTTTCCAAGATTGGGTATTTGAATTATACCCAGAGTTATCATAAAAAACAGACTTACCAATTCCATATTGTCCGCTCGTCATGATACCTATGATTTGTGGACTGAATGGATTTGATGCAAATTCAATTCTATAATAACTAATCGCGGTTGTACCGATTCCTGCTGGACTTTCAGAAACAACAAAAGTTACATACGAACCATCTTGCTCCGGAGATGAAGCGCCAATTGCAACAACCGAATTTAATATAATTCTACTAACAACTTCAGTTGTGGTTCCAACTCCAACAGTGTTTCCAACACCAGAAAGAGTGCTCAAGTCAGCAAGAGTCGTTCCTAATCCAACAATCTCTCCATAACCTGCTGCAAATATACCATCTTTTGAAGCAGAAATAAGTTGTCCAGAAGAAATACCAATCGTAACTCCAGATCCAATTGGGGACATTACGGTAAGAATACTGGAACCTATACTGATTGTTCCAATAAAACTTGTTACAAAGGTATCTCCAATATCCTTTTGAGATGGTTCATCATAATACTTGATACCATACAAGTTCTTCTCCTCAAATCCAAATAAACTTCTTGGTGGATATGTCGTGATTCCTCCAGAAGAAGTTAAAAATGCAACGCTTCCATTAATACCAAGACCAACTCCACTTGTCGATCCAATGCCAGCGTTTGAATATCCAGGAATGGATAATCTAGTAACTTGTAAATTGTAATAAGAATTAACTCCACCCCCACCTCCTGGTACTGGTGTGGTACTTAAACCAATGACTCGCCAAAACATATCAGTCCTACATCCTACTGATATTCTATCTGCATATGCAGATCTTACATTTTGAAGTTTGTCATTAACATCTTTTACATCAGAAAAAAGATCTCCGTCAATGCTTACAATCACAGCATCATATCTTTCTTTGTATATACTATCCTTTAATACAATATTCTTTTGAAGAAACTCAATACCATCATACGCTTGTTGTTTCTTTTCACTTAAATCTGAAATAATATCTGATGCGATTCCCATTTTTATTTCTTCTCCAATTCTTGATGTATAATTTCATCACTCTCATATTCTATTTCTAAATTTGCAATGTCAATTCGTTCCGCATGAACTGTATAACTGCAATTAATTGGTCCACCAGAATTATTCATAATATGAATTTTAGATCCCCACTCAATTTTCTGTACAAATAATTCTTGATATGTACCATGTGGAGTTAAGTTTACTGTTATTGTTTCTGGATTGATTAAACCATGCCAATATTCGGGTAATTCTATCACATAATTATCAATTAATCTACCACGATAATAAACGGCATGTTCTGGACCTTCGAGACAACTATGCCTTAATCTATAACCTTTTTTATTTGGATGTTTGATATCAAATAGTTTAGTTGTTCCTACAATTGAACTCAAGAAAGATAAGAATCCATTAATATGAGTAGCACCATTTACTACCAGAGATCCATTAATAACTCTTGATCCACTCTCTGCAACATTTCCAACAGTTGCTTCTTTTCCAGCATCAGCAACAGCACCAACTCTGAGTTCAACACCAGTCTGTTGCTTGACTCCTGTAAAAGTTTTGGCACCTACCCAATTTAAAAGTCCAACTCCATTTGTAATTGGTGAGATAATATTAATTAAAATAGAGTTAACGCTTATACCAACGGGTCCTACTGGATCTCCAACAACTACATCAATTGGTGTTGGTGGAAACTTTCGACTTGATATTGTTAGAATAGATTTTGCAAGTGCCTTTGGATTTGTTTCTGGCGGTCTACAAAATCCAACTGTTGTTTCAAATGGTACAAACAGAGGAGAACCAACATGGAGACTGCCATCAAACCAACCAGAACCAGGAACTGCTAGAGCTCCAACTCCATGTGCAACATTAGGTAAACCAGGAAGACCACCAGGTAAATTACCAACAACTTGTAATTGTTTTCCTACGTGTAGATCTGTAACTTCCATTTTATGTTATACTTTGAATCAACTTCTTAAGACCTTCTACTTGTTGAAGAATTGTATTTGCTCCACTTCCAAGAGGACTGGTGATAGGAGATATATCAGAACCCTCAACAACTTTCATCGATCCACAGGTAACTTTAAATCTTCCAGGAACATTTAAATTTAAATTTCTTTCTGTGCCTAAGCTTAAAGCATCCGCAGATTGCAACTGAACAGTTCCTGACTCTAAATTTACTTTTGCATTGGATAAGATATTAACCCATCCAGTGTCTGTACCATTACCTGAAGCGATGATATCAATATCTTGAGCAAACATTCTGATTCTTCCTTTTGGAGCTCCAATAATCATGTCACCATTTTCTGCATATGCAACAAATGAAATACCATTAACTGGTTGCTCCCCACACAAAATTTGATAACATGCGGGAGCACTATTGATAGTTGATCCGGCAAGTTTACCAGTCATCTGGAGACCGGTGTAATGAGATCTCTTAAATGAATTTGGAAAAATGTTGCGAATAATAACTGACATTTTCACGTTATTTTTCATCACATCACTAAGGCGCACCTCACCTTCAGTGTTGGAGAAATTATTAAATGAGTAACACTTTTCTTCTGCCATTAATTTTTACCTACACAATCAATAACCTGAATAACTTTAGTTCCTGCTGGAACATCAAACGCAGTATCTTCACCAATTCTCTTGAATGAAAGGACAGGTAATAAAGTAGCATTATAACCTGTATTGGTATTTAGAGTTAACCCCTGCATAAGTATTATTAAGATTAACATGACCCAATTTTAAATGTCCGTAATTACTGCCCAGTTCTACTGGGTTATGGAGTTTTGGTTTTCCCATTAGTCAACTCCTCCTAGGGGTAACCATA